GCTGTAGACTAGGTGGATCAAGGAACAGGTCTATGTTGCACTCAGCCATGTCCCAATGACGGGCTTTAGAAACAGACAGGTACGCATCAGCGTCGTCAGGGTCGTCAGGGTAATATCGCTGTAGGAGCAGTACATTATCAACAATGTCAGCGAGTTCCCCTGCGCCCCTTATCGAAAAACGGTCTATTTTGTCCTTTATAGACATAGACTTACGAGCATGTGCTACCAGGAGTATGTGACAGTCCAGATCACGGGCTGTCTCAGCAATCATAGCAGCTACCTGCTTCTGTGCGTTGTAGTCATCGTTAGCCACACCGCCTATTGTCATCAGGCTGTCCACTAGGATAAAGCGTGTCTCAAAGTGGTCTAAGCTGTAGCGTATGACCGCCATAAGCGTGTTCAGATCCACAGACCCGCGCTTGTCAAAGAAGTACAGCCGTTCTCGACTCCAGGCTGAGAACATCAAGCCGAAGTCGATGGACGGTTTCACCTCCATTGAGGCCCGTCTCCAAAGTCTTATCAGCTGAGAACGTGGGGACATTTCTAAAGACACAGACAGACATCGCTCCCCTTGGCTCATGGCCTCAAGAATGAACTGGCCTGCTAGGAGGCTCTTTCCTGATGAATTGATGCCTGCGAGGATACTGCACTCTCCACAGCGGAATCTGAACTTGTCGTCGAGTATTCCCCAGGGGAGCATAACACCTTCTATCTCATCCCCAAGGATGTAATGGTCTAGAACATCTTTAGTGAACTCATTGGCGGATTTTACTGATCGGTCAACTTCCACTTGCAGGTACGGAGCAAGCATTTCAGAAGTTATAGTCTCCAAGACTTGTTCCCCTTGTTATTTACCCAGCTGTCATATTTCAGCCGTAGTTTACGTGGAACCCAATAATCGTGCAACCAGATCTGAGTACCACCTTTGTGAATACCCATCAATCCCCACGACACAGAGGCATATCCCAGACCACCTGCATGAGCGTAAGCCGACTCAACCTCAACAATGTGGTCCTCAAGAGGAATTTCACGGTGAGGATCGTATGTCGGAATCACAGGGCCTCTGTATTCTTGAGCGTCTACGTATAGATTCCACGCCTTATGCAAAGCACGGTCCTTTTCATGCACGCTAGGCCCAACATCGACCTTGGTAATAGCCTCGATATGGTCCAGCATACGATTCAAGATAGTATCTATAGGCACGGAGCCTTGAGCCCGACGTTTAGCGCCCACCTCATGTTTGAGGCCTCGCATCTTCTTCAGAAGATCGTCGAGCCCAAGCTCAGACATAACTAGCTGTAGCGATGTATGTGAGTTGCGTTTTGACGCTCATCAACAGTCAGCTTAGACCAATCGTCAGTGGTGTACTCCTCACACAGACGAGAACGAGCCGACTTA